ATGATCTGTTATGATCTGCTTTACAATTCTTTTGCACCAAACTTTGCACCAAAAAATAGAAGACTGAATATGGCAACTTTTACCAAAAGAAACAATAAATGGCGTGCGCAAGTGCGTAAAAAAGGCGTAAGTAAATCTGCTGAATTTGAAACAAAATCAGAAGCCCAAAAATGGGCAGCCGCGCTAGAAAAAGAAATTGAGTTAGCCAATTACAACCCATTGGCAAACACAACATTTTCTCAAGTTATCGACCGATACATCAAAGAATATACGGTAAAAAAACGCGGAGCACGTGAGGAAAAACTACGACTATTTAGAATTTGCGATACCTCACTAGGTCAAGTAGCAATGGACGAGTTAAGCCAACAGGATTTAAGAGAATGGCAGAATAAACGACTATCTGAAGTATCATCAGCAAGCGTACTACGTGAACGTATTGCAATTTCTGCCGTATTAACTCAAGCAGTAAAATGGGGATATATTGAAAAAAATCCACTTTATGGCTTAGATAAACCCGAACAACCGAAAGCCCGTACCCGTTGCTATACTAAACAAGAAATCAATGCACTTGTTGAAGCATCAGGATTTACTTTTGATGAAGAACCAAAAACAAAATATGCCGCTGTTGGTGCAGCGTTTTTATTTGCATTGGAAACGGCTATGCGTGCCGGAGAAATATGTTCATTAACGTGGGAAAATGTAAATCTAACTGCTCGCACAGCTTTTCTACCTCTCACTAAAAACGGTCACTCCCGAACAGTGCCGCTTACACAGAAGGCAGTTAAAATTATTGAGAGAATGCAACGAGATGAGGATGAATCAACGGTATTTGGTCTAAAGGTAAGTGTGCTTGGTTCTTTATTCCGAAAGTTAAAAATAAAGGCGGGATTAAATGATGTGGACTTACATTTTCACGACACAAGACGAGATGCGCTGACCCGTTTATCAAAAAAAGTGGAAGTCATGACATTGGCGAAAATCAGCGGCCATCGTGATCTAAAAATCTTACTTAACACCTATTATGCACCTAATATGTCAGAAATTGCTAAGATGCTTGATTAAAAAAATAAAGGCATTGTTACCAATGCCTTCCCTTTAGATTCTATGCTTTTTCTTTTTATTTTTTACGAAAAATTCAATCACTTCATCTTTCACAAAAAGTGTTTTACATTTTCCGCCCGTGCGTGATTGTAAATTGACCGGAGCGGGAAACTTCGGATCAGAAATAATGTTGCCGTAAGTGTGGCGATAGCTAAAACCGCTATAATCCGCAACATCCTGGATATCCCACAACCCCTTTATTTCTCTTGATTGTTGAGCTAAAACCAAACGCTCTAACGCCTCTAATTTCTCCATCACCTGTTCATTCGTTACCATATTTCACCCCATGAAATTCATCAAAAAAAACTTGACCGATAGATGGCTGTCTAGGATTCACCTTTATAAAGATTTTTGCATTAAATGAATTATCATTATTCAATTCGCAATAAATCAGTTCTTGTTTTAAGTTTAACCCATTAAGTTTCTTGAGAAATTTCTTTCCTTTTCTTCTTTTATCAAAGTAATAAAACTTTGAAAAATTAGAACATATAATTGCCTGTTTCGATTTTTTATTTAATTTCTTAGCGATTATCTGAAAGATAATAAACTCCGCCATACCTCTTTTTCTTGTTGCTAATTCAGCTTTTCTCATTCTGCCTTTTACTATCTTTTCAATAAAATCACGCATCACAAATCCCCCTCTTTCACAAACACCCCATCAATCATTTTCCCCTTACGGTCTTTGATTTCTTCCCATGCAGACTGTACGCAATCATCAAGATCAAGATGATAATAATCAGTCGCTTCAACTAAACCAAGCACAGTATAGGCAAAGAAATTCATCACATTTTCATGCTCTTTGCGTTCATTGGCAAAGAAAAAGGCTTGCATGGATGCGTTTGTGTCGATCAAACTTCGTGCAATATCGCCTTGAAATGGCGGGTGCATTTCGATGTAACTCATATCGGCAAGAATATCATCACGCTTGAATTGTTTTGCCAAAATCACCATCACAACAAAACAATCCCCAATACTATCTTTCACTACATCCACTTTATTTTTAGATACACCGGAACAAAGCTCGCCAAATTCTTCCATCAATTTAATAAATTGTTTCTGTGGCGTAGAGCCCTCAATCAAATTACGATCTTCTGCCCATTGCTCAATGTTTTTGATTAGTTGTTGTAAGTCTTTCATTGTTTATTCCTGAATTAAAATTAACCGAACTTTTTAACGAAATCTAATTCAACCTGACGAGTGATAAAACCCTGCATAAATGGATCGAACACTGCCACTATTGAGCCTTTGTTGTTGCCTTTAACTTCTTGGCCCGTGACGGGGTGTAAGAAATTAATCCGACCACCGATGATGTCAATCACTTCAGTGGCATTATCTTGAATTACCTTGTACCACTTAGTGCTTTTATCTGCTGGCAACAACATCACTACCAAGTGACCTTGAGCCATTAATTCCACAGCACGTTTGGCAAATGGGCTTGGATCACTGTAAGGTGGATTGACGAAAATGCTACATCCCAATTTCAAAATGCTTTTATGGTTTAAAAAACCTCCATTTTCATCATCAGTGCAATACATTGCGCAAAGTGCATTATCTTTACTGGCACAGCCATCAACCTTAAAGTTGAATCGTTTGTTTAACCAATTAAACACATATTTCGGTGTGCGGTAATGATCTTTATTAAATTCTGTCATTATGTTGTTCCTTGCTCATATATAAAACTCTAACTAACCCTAAAATCCCCCAAACTCTCACCCCAACCAAAGGCTTGAGCCAAAGGAATTTTTACTTCTTCAATGAAAACGTGGTCGTTTTCACAACAAATCCACCGATAGTCATTAAGCCGTAACCTTCCATATTTCATCAACATATCAATTTGACGTGGTTTTAGCGGAAAACCGATAGGCAACATCAATTGATTGGCTTTATGTTCAATTTTTGAACGGTTACAGTTACTGACACAAGTCCAAGCGGCGCTCTGCGCCTTGTTGGTTTCGGTGGACTCCGAATCGGCAGGCGTGGAAACCACACCGCCTTTCTTAATCACCCAATTTTTAACTTTGGTGATAATGGTTTTTAAACTAAATCTGTTTTTCACCCCCACAATTTTCTTTCTTGTTTCGCCGTATTTATTCGGCTCGGTTTCTTCATACTCAATGCAAATCGGTTGATCGCAACGTTTCATCATCGCACCGCCTTGCACATTTAAATAACTGCCAAAACAGCCCACATCAGCCACCGCACGCCCCGTGTCCAACACATCATCATCAGCGTAAGATGCCATGGCATCATCAATTTTGCGTAACTCACGCCATGTTGAAATAGGCGGAGTGCCGTAAAACTGAAACTGACGAATACCCCAAAGATTCGCCCATGCACTCACACGCATCACGTTTTCACGCAAGGTTAAATCTTCCACTTCATCTGATTTTTCGTCCGCCTGTTTGCCGGCATAAATATTTTTGGCGATATATTTCGCAATGTAGCCAATGGCAGAGCCTTTTTCAGGATCGATTTCATCCACCTTACAACGGTGTTTTTTCGCCCCAAATTCCTCTCCGTCAAGCTCCAATGCTTTTTTCTTGAATAACTTAATCACCGTTTCTTTGTGTTCCGGCGCAACATAAATCAGTAAATGCCAGTGCGGTGTACCGTCATGGTGCGGCTCTACGCCACGGAAACCGAAAAAGCCAATATCCCGTTTGGCAAATTGCGCACGCAACTGCGCCCACACTTTGTTTAAATAACCTTGGGTATCTCGTGGGCTTGCTCCTTGCCATTTGTTGTTATTTGTTCCGTTATTGTGGGTGGCGTGAAAAGAAGAGGGCGCAGTCAAGGTTAAAAATAACGAAACATAGTCATTTTCCACCGCCCATTCATCAATGCCACGCAAGCGGTTCATCATCTCGTTAAAACGAATGGCGGGGTTGCCCGATGAACGTTTCCACATATCAATCAGAGGCATTTGTTCTGATGAATCTTCAAGATTCTCAAGCACCATTTGTTCAAGAAATTCCATGGTTTCCGCACGTTGCGCACGGTAATCACTCAACGCACTTTGCGAAACATAAGGGCTAACTTTTGCAGAAACCGCACCACAACCAATTTCAACGTGTTCTTTTAATCGTTTTTGAGCGGTTTTTAACTGGCGAAACCAATGTTTTTCACAGACGGATTTTTTCAAATCGCTGTCAATTTTGTTCACATCTAAAAAAGGACTCTCAAGAAAAGCGTGCCAGTGTGGGAGTTGAAAACCAATATCCGCACAGACTTCACCGCATAAGCGATACATCTCATGCACAAGATCGCCAAAATCATCCACAGTGATTTCACCTTTTGCCTTGCGTTCTGCTTGCTCATTGACAAAATCCGATTGCAAACGGGAAAACAACAAAGCCAGTTTGTATGCCATTTCTTTTAACTGGTGTTCACTTAATAAATAAAATGGCAACTGCGGAATGTGTTTACCTTTGGAAAGCGCAACCGTACGGGAATGAGTATCTCGTTCCGAAAGCCAATCAAGGCTAATGTGATAATGTTGAAAAACCGCCTTTAATCGCTTAGTTAAAATCTCACGCAAATAACTATTGGCATAAGCTGATTGTTTAGTGCCGAATTGAAAGGCGATAGAACCATCATCAGCAACAGAATCAAATGCACGTAACCAAACATTACGGAAATGCTCCCGTTGGCGTTTGCGAGGCAGAACAGAAAGCAGTTTTTCAACATAATCAAATTGATGGGGCGCAGCAGAAAACAACGCCATTTGTGCGCTTGTTGCCGGTGTATTGTCTAAAGTGCGGTTGATTTTGACCGCACTTTTCATCATCAAGGCTCGTGCTTCTGCCATCGCTTGTTCACGCTTGGCAAGATTGAGATCACGTTCTGCTACCCAGTTCATCATAAAGCCTTATTGCATCGCCGTATTGGCTAAATATTCACTATGCAATTCAAAGTATTCTTTAATTTTGGCGTTGGTCGAATTCACCGCACTGAGCAAATCTTCCAAACTCAACACTTCATATTGCGCCAAGTCATAACGGCGGACTTCTTCAATCGCTCCCCAAACCGTGCTATGCAAACCACCAATCGCCCGTGTTTTTTTGTTTGCCATGCCAACTATCCTGATCGCCCAAAATTTCCAATACTTGAAAACGTGCGCCAATCGGCATAATCTCTAACGTCGCCCCGCAATCTAATGCGATACAAATATTTGTTTCAGCCATTTCTCCTCCTAAAAATATTGACTAAGCCAATCCGCTAACAATCCCAACACTACACTCAACACCGCAGCCAAAATCATTAAGCCCAACACCGCCACAATCAATCCCACAATCACATCAATCATTTTCTATTCGCCCTCCACATTGCCCAATCTGCCCGTTTTTTTAACAATTCCCGCCGTGCTTTTGCCGCTTCATCGCCTTTATCTAAAAATTCTTGAAAGGCAACATTGGCGGATTCATCATCGCCTTTGTCCAAGTGGTAAAAGTAGGCAAACAGCTTTTCTTGCGCCTCATCCATTTTTTTGTATAAATCTTTGGCGGCAAAGGCGAGTGCGCCACGACTTAAAATAATGGTTGCCATTTATTCACCCCGTCTGTCGATTTGTAAAAATTCCCGCTCGGTAATACTTTCCGGAAATGCTTGTGAAAGTAACCGCACTTTGCGAAAAGCACGGGCTATCTTGCGTTGTCCTTGTTCTGTGTAGTGGTGTAGTTTGAAACCCGTGTGATGACGGCTTTTTAAGTCGCTCAAATCCACTTCGGCGATAGTCAGAAGAAATTCACGAAAACCTTGTTGCAAACGGTCAAAGCTCCGTTCAACACGGAAACGGCTTTCACCGTTTAAATAATGCAGTGAATCATCAATACTGCTGATTTGTGGTACAGCTACTTGATGTTCTTTGCAGAATTTTTCCGCTGCGCTTTCTGTTTCTAAAACGTACACCGCACACCCCCTCGCTTATTTCCCCGTGACGAAATCAACCCATTTCTTAAACCAACGTTTCACAGGGTTGTGCCACTTCGCCATTTCCAATTTCGCCACTCGGTCATGCAAAGATTCATTCAATAAAACCTGTTGCGTATTTAAGCCGACTTGATGTGCGATATGACGTTCTAACACCTTCACTTTCAGCTCCAATGCTTTCACTTTCTGGTTTAACTGCCACACATTCACCCGTTCACGTTTACGGGTAATGCGGCTGTCGTAGGTATATTTTTTGCTTGCCATTTGCTCAAACTCCCAAATTTAGGTTGCAAAAATCCTGTCGATTGATTTTCATCAAACGACAAGGGTTAAAAATTAAAGAGAAAATTAAAGATTAATCGGTGGCGATTTCTAACTGACGCTCATCAATCTGCTTTAACGGCTTATTCGCCATCAACGCTTCAGGGCGTTCGTTATAAGTTGGCGTTCTCACTCGTGTGATTTGACTGGTTACTTTCAATTCCGTCCCACAGTTGTTGCAATAAGCAATCACATCAATCACCAACAACCCGATTTTTTCAGAAGTTCGAACCCGAATATTATTGCTTCCGCAGTTCGTACATTTATGATCTACATTCATTCACACACCTTTGTTATACTTTCCGCCCATACACAAAAAAGGGCGCACTATGAAATCTCAATATTTAGTGGATATTTCCACCTTTGAATTACCTGAAATTGATGCTCAAATCTCGCAATATGTTGAAGAAGAAGGAGAACATCCTTGGGGTTCAACAAATTTCTTTATTGGCATTTACTTCAATGGTTCGTTATATCGTCGCTTAACTGCAGAAGGTTTAACCGAATGGGTAGGTTGTGATAATTTCCTGTTTTCCCTAGGTCTTACAAAAATAGAATCTACCCGTGGTTATGATTCTCTGTTTGAAACACTTGCTTAATGCTTAACAATTCTTCCTCAAATTGGGCTATGCCGGCTTTTTTCACATAGGTCAGGGCATAGTCCAACATTCTGATGTCTTGTTCGCTAAACGTTTTTTTTACTTGCTCCGCCCATTTATATTCTTTTTGTTGAAGATAACAGACAAAGTCACCTGCGCATTTATGCACTTGAACAGATTCTCTCGCTTTTTCTGCACCACAAGACAGATGTGCAACACCCTGAACTTCTCGGGTATTATGAATATGTAAGGAACCAACATCTAAACAATCTCGACCTTGATGAAGATCAAGCAGAAAAGATAGAAGCATTATTTGACGAGCTTGAAGTTGTTCTACAGAAATAGAGTCATTGTCAAATAACGTGAATTTAAGACGGTATTTACCGTCTTTTGTTTTACTGATAAAGAAGTTACCGCTTGCTTGAATTTCTTCACACATACACACACCTTTCTTTTTACTCAAAAACCTGTTTTAAACTTTTATAAATCGTTGCCCAATCCACATCCGGTCGCAATTCTGTTGGGTTAATCGCATAGCCCTAATGCTTTACGGATTAAAATTCGTCCTGTACGAGACTCTGAAGGACGGAAATCCACCGCATTATCAAGCGCTAATTGCTTAATGATCGCAATCTCAAAGGGCGATAACATACATTGAAAGCGACAGCTTGCCACCGCCTGTAAAGATATTGATTTTTCATCCCATGCTTGAGCGATACCTTCAGAATCAATAAATCCTGCCGTTAATACTTTTTTTACCGATGCTTGAATATCCATCCTCTTTCCTTTTTTGCCAAAAATGTGAACTCTGTCATAAAAATCGCCTTGATTTTCATAACCTTATTAGTATGATTAAAATTAGTTAATCACTTACTATAATGATAAGTGATTGGATATATCATATCTCAACATTTGTTGAGATTGCAAGAGGTTTTTGTAATGGATGTTGAGTTTTTTGAGAAAATTAATGAAAGATTGAAGAGTGAACGTAAAAGATTGTTAATGACCCAAGTTGAAATGGCTGAAAAATGTCAGGTTACGCCAACAACATATTCGAATTATGAGTTAGGAAAACGTAAGCCTGATGCTAAATTTTTACAAAATTTCTCTGATATTGGTGGGGACGTCTATTTCTTGTTTACTGGTTCAAAAAATAAAGTTCTTTTAAAAGGCTATGAAGAAGTTGCAATAGTTGCTTTTAATTCTTTAAGTACAGAGCAACAATTAAGTGCTATTAGTTATATGACTGCATTAGGGCAAGGTATTATTAAAGGGGGACTAGATGAAATATTGAATATTTCCAAATCTACCTCAGGCGTTTCTCAATCTGCAGGCGGAAATGTCACGAATATGGTTGCGGGAAATCAAACAAACCCCAGTCGGATAGCGGTTGAAGACTTAAATGAAGATGATTAAGGAGTAAAAATGAGTTCTACAAATAAATATAAACCTGATTCAATCCCTTCTCATGATAATAATAAAAGTCCGAGCGATTATCGTCCGATAAATGAAAGTTATGATAATGAGAGGTCAAATAATTATGTTAGAGAAAACAGCCCTGCCCCAACAAGAGCAGACCGAGGTGGAGACAGGACAACCAATAGAAAATAACGAACGATTAGACGAGGAATTGTTCCAATTGCAATTTAATTTAGGGCGTTCTATTCGCTATCACACCAAGCGACGTAAATTTTTTGATTTTTGGGATAAAGCCACAACTTTTAGTGCGTTAATTTTTAGTTCAACTGCAACATACGGGATTTTATCTACTGATAACACAAAAACGGCATTAATTGCTGGTGCGGTTGTAACGGTTTTATCCTCTCTAGCATTAGTGGTTGGCTTTGCAAGTAAAGCACGAGATCATTTTGATTTTGTGAAACAATATGCTGTATTAGAAAGACAATTAATCAAGGAGCCACTTAGTGAAGCCTTATTAAAGGAGATCACCGATGAAAAATTGGCAATTGAATCTACCGAGCCACCAGTTCTTATTGTATTAAATGAGATGTGTTGGAATGAAGAGGCAAGAGCACAAGGAATACGCTTAGACAAATTAAAAAATTTAGGGTTCTTACAGAGATGTTTTAGCCAATTCTTTGATTTTCTTCCTAATAACATTAAAACAGTTGAAGAAAGTAAGGCGTAAAAAGGAAATATAATGACAATAAATCAATTCGCTCAAGGAAATGTACAGAATATGGTCGCAGGCGATCAGCATAACCATTATCACACTGATCCAATCGTCGAAAAACGGATAAAAGCTGAACGCCAACAAATGAGAACCACATTGCTACAATATAGAAACGGCAAATTTCCTGAATTTCATAACTTACTTTGTGATTACGCTAGAGTGAACTTCGGTGATAGTAGATTTACCGAACTCACAGATGAACAACTCACTAAGCTCTATCAATATCATCAAAATATTATTCTTATAGCAGATAGACTGGCTAAGATAAAACCTAAAGAGAAAGCCGGTTTTAAAAGTGATTTGATTAACAAAATAAAACAATGTTTTACTAAGGAACCAAAATGAAAAAATTATTTGCATTAACACTATGTACCTTGGCTGTTTTGGGTTGTAAAACTGAAATTGAGAAAGATGTGTCATTAAATATATTGCTTAATGAACCCATCAAAACTGAAACTGCTTTATTAAATGTAGAGATTTCTTCTTGTAATTCGCATGAAGATAGCCGTAAACCTTCCGATGCCTTGATAAAAATACAAGAAAAAATCCCAACTGTATTTGCACAGGCAAAATATAAAGAATGCTTTTCTAAAAAAATGAATTCCTTTGCGAGTTTTGAAATTCCTATTGGGGTAGGGAAAGTAGAGGATAACACGGTTTTGGAAAATGACATTAGTGTATATAGCTATAAAAATCGCCAGTTAAATATAAGGACTAGCGATAAATTGGCTGAAAATATCCGTAATTTTGTGAAACGGGAATATATTAATAATTTGGAATTTAACATTCTTCTGAATGTAACGAATGATACCGGTAAAAACCAAGATTTTATGGTGTATTCCGCCTATGTGAATGATGCACCTACCGCAATAACAAAATTGAATTTTAAAGATAAAGAAACATTGAATTTTAGACTTTCTAATGCTTCTGCCGACAGTCTTTGGCTATATCAGAAAGTATCACCTGTTTTCGTGTTGAGTTCCCCATTTAATATTGATGAAGTGACAAAAGCCCAATAAAAATTATTTGGAGGTTAAAAATGAAAAAACTTACCCTCATTTTAACCGCACTTTTTCTGATTTCTTCCCCTGTACTTGCTAAGGGGAAGAAAGCGGATACAGAGCAATTTAGTTGTGAGGATCAATTCCCTATTGCAAACAAATGAAATCTTGCGCCCAAGCAAAGTTTTACTTAAAGCAATGCGGAGTAGATAGATTAGATAGGGATGGCGATGGCGTGCCTTGTGAGAATGTTTGTAGGAGATAATAATGTGTGAAAATAAATTAAAGTTAATTAAAACAGAAGATGAACTAATAGAATTGGTAAAAGAACAATTTAATACATATAAGGAATGGTTAGATAACTTCTCATCTAACTTAGATTTGGTAAAAAAGGAAGAGAGAATTGATAAGATTGTTTTTTTCTTCCATGTCCTGATATTGATTAAAGAAATTTTTTCTAACTTTGAAAATAAAAATTTCTTGTCAGTTCCAATTCTATTACGATCTTTAGTTGAGTGCTTTCTAAAATTGGAAGAAATGTGTACAGATGAACAATTTGGAATGGATAGAATTTCATATACTGATTATAGAGAAAAAAAGAGAATTTTGGAGAATATTGAAGGAATGTATTCACCTGATAAGAAAGAACAAAAGCTGAATGAGATTTCCAAAAAGATAGATGATTTATCTGAAAAACTTAGATGTCTAGGAAAGGAAAAAGATTTTAAATTAACACCCAAAGCTAAGGAGTATTCAAAGAAAGTAGAAGATTCAACAATGTATAATGCTATATTTCTTTTGTCAAAGCATACTCATTGTAATTTAGCACAAGTTATTCAATTGCATTATAAAGATAAGAAACCAGAATTGTTTCCTATTAAGGATTTTCTTATGCAAAAAGAATTTTTATCATTAACAAATTTTATTTTCCTAAAATCAGTAGATTTATTTAATAAAACTCAAGAAATTAAATAAAATTACTCGGTCGTTATTTATAAATGGATAAAATAAAGCGGTCAAATTGACCGCTTTATTTTTCCTCTTTCTTCACTTCGTGTTCTGTTTCTATCTTCAACTCACACTCCACCAGTGATGTATATCCAGTATCGCTGATACTATGCGAAACCTTCGTAATCAACCAATCCGAACCATCAATTTCTTGTTTAAAGCCTGAAAGTTGTACCGGAGTTTCCGGCATTAAATCCGGTATGCCATAGGCGAGGGTGATGCTAAAACTTGCCACGCCACGCTTGAGTTTATCAAAAGCGGATTTGGCAGCATTGATTGCGGAGGCTTCCGTGGCGTAAGTATGGCGTAGGGTTTTGATTTGATCACTATTGCTTGTAACCGGCTCCTGTTGTTCCACAGTGTTGTATTTCCGCTTGCTCAAGCGACTGCCTTTCACCGTGCCGTTTTTCAGCGTTCTACCTTTTGTCATACGCTGTTTTTTCACAATCTTAGTGTTGGCATCAACAGTGATCTCGCCCCGTTTGCCGGTGTCTTGGTTGTGCCAATAGGCACGTACGGCTTTGTAATTATCACTTTCGGCAATACTGAAATTGTAGCTGTCGCCTTCCGATTTTGTGATTTGCACCGCTGGAATGGCTTTGCCTGTGGCGGTTTTGGCTGCGCCCAAAGGCATAAACAGCAACACGCCATTTTTCACCGTTGCCATTGCGCCGTAGTCTTCCGCAAGGCGTGTCAGTAAATTAATGTCACTTTCGTTGGTTTGGTCAATGTGCGAAATAGTTTGTTCGGCATATTCTTTGGCACATTGGCTTTCCAATTTGTTTTCTTTTGCGATTTGGTCAATCAATGCGCCTAATTTTATGTTATGAAATGACCGCTCTTTTTGCTCACTCAATGAGCCTTTTAAATCTGCCGCTCTTGCCCGAATAGTGAGGGTGTCGGGGGAACCGGAAAACTGTACTTCATCGACTAAATATTTTCCTTTGTCGATAAGAGCTTCGCCTTGCCAACCTATCGCTACTTGAATTGTGGCATTGCGAGGGGGAAGAGCGAGCTTGCCGTCATGGTCGGAAAGTTGTAAATCAAGCATATCCGCCTCAAAGCCCCGATTGTCCTCAATTTGCATACTTATTAAACGGTCAGCGACAGTTTGGGTGATGTCGTTTTTCTGTTTGTCCTGTGTGATCACCTCCACAGAAAATTGAGGTGTGCGGTGATTGGTGGCAAAGTCAAACATTAAAATGCTCCCATCACATTTTGTGCCAACTCAATCAGCAACGGGTCGTCCGTGCGTTTTAAATTGAGGGTAAAATCAATCGCACGGGCCGTGCCATCGCCAAATAACTCTGTTCGGGTTTCTTGGATTGATTCGATCACAAAGAACCCTATCAACATAAAATTTGCCCCTTCAATTAGTGGAAATGCTGCACCGCTTTCTGCCATTAATTCCAACATCGCAAGGCTTAATGTTCCCCCGGTGATCTCAGGTATTAATCGGCCACTAATGGTGACAGTTTCAGAATCTTTGCCGGTAAATTGAGTTTTTGGCATTTGCCCTACAACGGAATTGGTGGGATGTCGCCACGATGATTGACGATCTAAACTCTGAAAAGGCACGGTTTGACGGGTAAACACAAACACACCAAGTGCAGCAAGAGCGAAGTTTTGGAGCATGATGCTATCCTTCAGATTGAGATTTATAAGAAGTCTTGATTTTCATGCTAACAAGCAAAACATCAATGAAAACGAGCCAACCCCAACCCTCAATTCGGTGATACATCAAGAACGCCGCAAAACCTGATACGGCAATAATGGAAAGAAAATAGAAAAGAAAAATAAACACAGATTTCATTGAAAACCTCATAAAAAGTGCGGTCAAAAAATCCCTTGATTTCTGACCGCACTTGATTAGAGAAAAAGAAAAGCAATCCCCAAAATGACAATCAGCCAAAAGCAGAGGAGTGTGGCTAACAAAATGCGCCAAATTACATAACGGGGTTGGGCCATTAAATAATTAATTACTTTCTGTTTCATTGCGTTCTCTCGCTTTTTCTCGCCATTGCATAAGCTCGCTAAATGTCATCTCGTCAAAGGCTTGCGGTTGCCAGTGGAAAATTAAGGCAATATCTGCCATGGCATCTTCTACCGTGGCAGGGATTAAAATTACTCGGTCGGTTCTTCCTCTTCCTCCGAGTTCTTCCCTAAAAAACCGACAGCCACCGCAGCAAGTTCTGTGAAGTCAGCCACTTCCATGGCGGCAAAATCCGCTTTGTGTAGCACCGGTTGGGTGATTCGTGGCAATAACACTTGCAACGCATCTACATCCATTTGCAAGACATCAAACATTTTCAAGCCTTTCAATGCCGGCACAGTGGGTTTGATTACAGTAATGTCGGTGATTTTCTTGTCGCCACGCATAATCGGTGCAGTCAATGTAATAACTTTTGAATTTTCGTTTTTCATAGTCCTATCCTTAATATTCCCCCCCTCTTTTGTAAAGTGGGGGCTAGTGGGAGATTTCTAAAAATGCCCCTTTCGGGGCAAGGTGTGTGAAATTAAATGCCGATGGCGGCACGGTGTTCCGCTAAGCGGTCTTTACCGTCCACTATAAACACGGAATTGAGCAGATCAATTTCGATGATATCTTTGCCGTTTTCGATGATTTTGTAATAAGTCAACGGCACGGTGTAGCTTTGTTCGGTGTCATCGCCTGATTTACTGGTGCCGTTGTCGATTTCACCAAAGCGACCACGCATGACAAGTTCAATACTGGTGACTTCTTCCGTGTCGTCTTGTTGATAGGCACCGGCAAAGCGTAGCGGTGTGCCGTCAATCGCACCACCAAACTGTTTCAACAGTTCAGTCATATAACCGCCCATTTTGAATTGCGCTTCAAGGGCTTCCACACCGAGATTGACTTTCACCGGACCAATCATTCCGCCTGCACGATATTCTTCCAGTTTCAATGCCAATTTAGGTTGAGTGATCTCGGTGATTTGACCTCGGTAAGAATTACCGTCAGCCAAGAAATTCATTAGTTTTAATTTACGAGGTAAAGCCATTTATTACGCTCCTACTTTTGCAAGATTGTTAGCAAACTCAACCAAATACTCATCGCTGATGTATTGGTTAAAGCCAAGTTGTTCTAACGGTGGTACAGGGCAGTAGTCATAGCCGATAAGCAATTTTGCGTCCTTCAATGTGGTAGCATCATTGAATTCTTTTTTCAAAAATGCCTTACCACCAACTAAATAACCTTTATAGGTCCATTCACGCCATTTCGCATTGATTGCTTCTACGATGTCTTTTACAAGATTGAGGGAAATATCCTTATCCACCGCCCAATCAAAGGATTGTGCAATCGTATCTTTTAACACTTGTGCGGTGCGGGTGTAGTTTTCGTAGATGAAAAGCTTATCGGCCGAACAGGTACGCAAGCCCCAGAATTTGTAGCCGTTGTAATTTATACAAGCAGTAATGCCGTTTTCGTTTAGGTAATTGACATCAGTCGCACTGTCGTTGATGTCGAATGAAAGCGGTTTTGTGACACCTGTCACACCGTTTAAACCCTTATTTGAAATAGAGGTATGCCAACCAAATTCTTTATCTAGATAAGCCCGCATTGCTGCAGCACGCCCTACGGCATAGTCTATTTCGGTTTGTTTGGTGTTCGGGTTAAAAGAAAGGAAATCACCAAAGATCAACATTAATTCACGTTGAGAAAATTGACGGCGGTAGGTGACAGCTTGTTCTTTCGTGTTGCAACCGTAGCAAGAGGCATACACAAAACCGTTGAGCTTTTGTGCCACACTCACTAATTCGGTGGTAACATCTTGCGAATCATATTTCGGCACACAGAAAATGCGGGGTTTCACACCACAAACGGCGGCAGAAACTAAAAAGGCTTTTAAGCCGGTGTAGTTGCCTTCTTCATCCACACCGCCGATTACGTTGGCTTTCATTTGTGATTCATCGTCACTTTCTTCTACACGGATCACAACCACTTTACAATTGACAATATCTAAAATGCTGTCTAATGCACGGGAAAGCGTGCCGGTTTTGCCTGCTTTGGCAATGATTGACAGTGTAATGCCGGTAAGTAAGGTCGGTTTATTCAGTGGGAATGTGTCATTGTCTGCATCGGATGCGGTCGCAACCAAGCCAATGACAGCGGTAGAGGATGTCGTCAAGGTGCGCAATGCTTCGGAAATTTCCGTAACTTTGACACCGTGTAGATATTCTTCAGACATAATGTAGCCCTATGTTGAGGATTAAAAGATAAGGCTATTTTGTGGCAAGGCGTAGGGGAGTGCGAGCGGGGGAAAGTGTGAGGAGATAATCAACAAAATGCGGTCAGCTTTGACCGCACTTTTTGTTATGTAAAATCTTGCGGATATTGCCGCCGTTTAATTTCGCTTTCATAAGCGGTTTTGCAATGATTGGGATCACGAAATAGCCCATTGACCAATTTATACCAAAACCGCCAACGCTTTTTCGGCTTATCCGCCAACACTGCCCCACGATAGCAACGGCTGGAAAAGGTTTCATCTGCCGCCCCGCCTGCCAAGGCATTACAAAGTTGATCCACGGCGATGAGCACGTGATAGCCCCAATTTTTAATTTTTGCTTTCTTCATAGGTTTTACTCCAACCAATCGACCAATCATATTCAAGAGGGTTTTCCGCTTGCTCTAATAAAATTTGATGCATATAGGCGTTTTCAAACATCTTTTCTTTGAGGGTTTTCACGGCATCCCAAACAGACTTAAAATCATCAAAGTTAAGTGTGTATGCTGTGTTGTCCGAACAAATGAGCGTATAACTATTCTCTTTGCCGTTTAAATCAAAATCCGCTTTGATTTCAACCAGTGTTGCGCGCCCTTTTTCGTCTGTATCAACCCATTTTCCTATCCGCTCAACATATACCCCACCGTTTACACATTCGTCACGTTTTGCCACGATTTGCGCAAAGACACGTTTTCGCTGTTCAGTTAAAAGTGCGGTCAGTTTTTCCGGTAAAATCACCCATTCCAAGGTGTCTAAATTAAGCTCGTGTGCGGCACTGGGTTGCGGTTCAATCAACACCGGTTCGCCTTGTTTATTGCTGATAATTTGTTTGCCTTGGGATTGACCTATGAGCAGGGCTTCGTATTGTTCTGCGGTGATTTCTACGCTGTTTTCTTGTGGTTCGGTATAAAAACCGTTTTTGTAATAGATTGTCATGATTTCTTCCTATTTCCATCTGCCTATGGCGATAATATCCACGGCGACATCTGAACCGTGTGAATCTCCGTCGTAAAGATAGAGGTAAAAGCCGGTGTTTTGTTGTTTATAAACAGAGCAAGTCGCATTGGTTGCATCCGAGTCACCACTTAAGACAGCCTGTTCTGTCGCGTCTTCATGAATAACCACCATGGCGCTAATTTTGATGTCTTCATTAAAAAAAGCGAGGGGGAACGTCAGTTTGGCAACAAGCATTGAACGCTGATTTTTCGAAAATTTATGGGTGCAACTTTGAATCATCGTGCCATCCGGATATTTACGGATTTCAAAATTGCCGATTTTTTGGTAAGAAAAATCTTTAATAAGTGCCACACTGTCGTTCCCAACGTATAGTGGCTTAGTTGCTCTTATTCTGTTAGATTCCAGATGAAGCGTTGTATTGTGTGCGTATGAGTGAAGAAGTAAATCATTAGACGTTCCATCAGGCAATCCTACATACCAGTTATTGCGACCATCTCTGTCGCCATGCATTCGTGGCTCACTATGATTAATAGTAAGATTACCGGTCATCGTATCGCCTGATTTTGA